AGAACCCAGACCGGACATAGTTTTTAGGTTCTAGTTCAATTAAATCCGGCATATAATCATAAGAAGATTTAATGGAGGTTTCCTCCTTTTCTTCTTTTTTCTCTGTTTTCTTTTTTGCCACAATAAATCAACTCCAATCTATAGTTTGTGGGATAGTTCAAAAGCACCCATGCAACTCCATTTCTTCTGTATCGGTTGCATCATCAACTGACTGTTAGTGATAACAGTATCTTTAACTATCAGTTTATCCTTAACAGTCAAAGACCTCCAGGAATCATTAGTGATTAATTCCTGCATCAAATAATCATGTAATTCACAAGCTTTCATATAGGCAGTATTGTTCGCTCCTTTCATGTAGAATAAAACAATACTATTAACACTGACTGGTTGACAGTAATCGAAATCAGTTTCATACTCCAAACCGTTAATGTAAACATCACAAGAAGGTCTGCCACCAAATGTTTTCAAGTTATTCTCATTGTAACCTGTGTTAACCTTGTTGAAGATGGTTTTATCATTATCATCTTTCAAAGCAGATAAGTTATTGACTAACCATTCACTGATGGCAACAGTCATTTTGAAACTTGGTTGAACTTTACCGGATATGCAGAATTGGAATGTGGTATCTGGATCTATTTCAATCATATCATTGTTAGTCATCTATACATCGCCACCGTTTTTTCTAATCCTCTACCCAAGAAGTCATTGGCAGGTATTGCTCGGCGTTTGGTACGGTATCCCCATGGCATTTTCATTAGTTTGCCTTCTACTGCTCGGCTTCCTGCTAATACATATTTACCATGTGGTGCTTCATCTTCATCCCAGTAACCTGTGATGATAGCATTTAATGCTTGGACTCTTTTGTCTGTCCGTATACTTCGCCTTAATCTTCCTTGGTCATATGGGGCTTCGCTTTTAATATTCTCACGTAAGTCCATTGAAACTTCATTAGCGAAATCTGATAAAATATCTGAATCTTCAATGTACATCCGTACAAAGTCAGTTATCTCACCCATGGTCTCATCATCCTTTGTCTTCTTTTCTGTCGATAAGTCAAACCATGTGAATGTTTTACCATTTGATGAGCCACAAGGTCTTCTTCCTCTGCCTCACTATTTAAGTAAGATTCAATGTAATCATCTAATAATCCTTGTGCTTTATTGAACCATACATCATATTGTACTGGTAACTCATCACCATGATACAATGATAGTATGATGTCGGATGCACTATGGTAGATGGCTACTGTTCTTAATGCATTTGGATTAGTTGTTGGTATTGGCACGTAGTTTCTTTTGAGGTTGGCTTCTATCCAAGCAGTACTGTTATCCAATGCAGTATTGAACATTTCATCAGTTATATCATCACTGATGTCCCCGAATAAGCTATTGACTTCTTCTTTTGTACAATATGGTGTAGACATAATATTATCCTCCATTATGAGGCATCTTCTAATGCTTTGATTCTACCAAGAATGGATGATGCAGTACTTTCATCACCGATAGCAGTTTCAATGTCTTTACATCTTTTCTTTAAACTACCTGCAGTAGTATCATCGGCACCAATACTTGCTTCCACATCTTTTAATCTTTTCAAGATAGTGTTAGCAGTAGTATCATCACCAATCTTATCCGCTAATGCTTGAATAGCAGATGCATCACCAGCTTCTGCTTTCACTAACATTTCGTAGAATTGGCGGTTAATGTCTTCCTGTGGTAAGTTTAATATGGTTGGGTATTTAACCATAAACTATCAATCCTCCTTTATAATGGATTATTACGGATAATATTATGATTATCCGCTATATCCTCCATAGAGGATTCCGTTTGGTTCTAATACATTCACGTTAGCTTCTGCAAAGACATAAACATAAGAACGTTGTGGTTCGTCAGGTTCAGTCATTTTAACATTAATGAATGATTGTGGTAATTGCATTAATAAGTCAGCGTTCATTTCAGGTTCTTGTTCTAAACTTGCGATAATGGAATAGTTAGGGTCTGCATATTTCTCAATAGTTGCAGTAGGGTTAGCAAGGTCCATTGCAAGGTAGTGGTTTGCTGCGATTGCGTTGGTTCCCACATATTCGAAGTTACTGTCATCGAGTAAGTTGGATTTTGCTAATGCGATTTTAATAGCAGTAGCATCAGCTCTTGGTAAGAAGATAGTGTTTGGTGTGAAACCAGTGTCCACATCGTTTTTCACTTCCATTGCGTCGATGATTTTTAATTCGTTTTCAATAACATCAATACCCGTACTGGTGGCACCGATTTGACTGATGGTTGGTGCGGTTGCACCTGCACCTGCAACTAAGGAACCGAGGAATGCTTTGTCATAGAAGTTTGCTAATTTAGCAACAGATTTATTAAGAAATACTTGTAAAGTTGCATCTAATCTTCCAACATCAGCTAACCTGCTGTTCATTTTGAACATGTAACCTTTTGGTAAAGTTGCTCCACGGTATGCGGATGGTTCACCGAATTTAATTTCGTTGAAATCTAAACCATCACCAGTGGATACTACATCACCAACAACATCGTCAGCAGGTGAAGATACATAATTAGTAAACTCTCCACTAACATTCTGTACTAATGGTAATCTGTTTAATAACTTGAGAGTATTGTAAACTTTCTTTTGAGCGTAAAATTCTAAATTGTGAGTTCTTTCATCAAATAATCTTGGAATAGTCTCCATAATCTAATTCCTCCTATAATATACCTACTACAACTTTATTGTTAGTGTCTTGGTCTGATAAAGCGACCATATTAGTTGCAGTGGAACCGCTACTTGCGGATAATTTGACTGTTCCATCACTGTGGAATACGAGATATTTTTTAGCAGTAATAGACTCGGAAGTTTTACCTGTTAAGGTGATTACTTTTTTGAAGATAGTTTCAATACCAACTTCACGAAGGTCTCCAGCAGTTACTGCTGCGGATTGGTTTTCTGCGGTTCTTGGTTCACCGTTTACCCATTTACCTTCATTGTAAACAAAACCAATGAACAATCCATTATTGTATGCTTTAACAGTCATTTCACTATCTAATTCTACAGCCGCACCTTTCGCTAATGGTGATGCAACTGAAGGTCCTGTAATAGTTCCTGCTGCGGTTTGAGTTTTAACCATACTAATGTCGCCTTCTTTAGCGAGGAATGGTACAACAGGAGTTTTTCCATAATTTAATTGTTGACTCATTTTATTAGTCCTCCATTATTAGTAATTTAGTTTTTAAAATATGCTGCCATCTTTTCCACATCCCCGTTTACTCTTGTGCTTCTTGGTTTGGGAGTTGTGTCAACGATTGATGGTGCGTCTTCATATAAAGATATGAACATGTCTTGGTCTGATAAGCAGAGTTGCAATGCTTTTTCTTTTTGTGCAGGGGCTATTTTCCCTTCACGAATGTATTTGTCTACTGTTGCTTCTGCTTTATCATGTAATAAATCATTTACACTTTCTTGTAGTTTTTTCAACTCTTCTGCCTGTGCCAGTTTCTCGTTTACTTCATCGTTCAAACTTTGGATGGTGTCATTTACTTCACTGTCTTTGGCTTGGAGTTTTTTCTTTAATTCTTCAATCTCTTTGTCTTTTTCTTGGATTGTAGTTTCGTACTTGTTTTTGATTTCACTGAATTTTTCAATAGTATCATCGACCGGGTCCGATTTTGGATCTATTGGTGGTTCAGTGTTGTTAGGTTTTCCATCTGTCATATTCATTTCACCTCAATTTTTTATTATCAAATGAATTGATAAATATGAGAAAAAAAGTTATTATTCATCAAGGTTTGGGTCGTAACGGAAACTTACACTGCACATGCAATTCGGATGGCGTGGTGGAAGATGGTCTAAATCAGTAATAGGGAATGTGTTTCCGCAATCTTCCTCACATAAATCACAGGGATTGTGTCCGCAGACATAATCATAACAGTTTGCACCACGTGCTTTATTGGTAATATAGTTTGCAGTGGTTTGTGCTTGTTTGATTTCTGTACGTGCAATTGTACGGCCACGTGTCTTGTTAATTGAATCACATTGCCTGGTTATTTCTTCTGCTACGGTTCTTCCGTTTAATCCTTCACGGTAGGAGTCTTTGATTATGTCTCGGATAGCATTCTTTGTATCTTCATTGACATTAGTGACTAATGTTGCGACTCTTTCATCGATTACTGTTTTGAATAATGCTTTTTGTGCAGGTCTACTGAATCTTACGTCCCGTATGCCTTGACCTACTATATTGGTCATTGTCTCAGCATATCCTGTCATTAATGTTTCAATGGGACTGTAAGTGTAATATTGTTCGAATTCAGCATAATCATCTGCACGTGTGTATAATCGGCTGTATTCATCAGCAATGGATTTGAAGTATTGGTCGCTTGTTTGGACACCTCGTTTAATGAGTTTGTTAATGTAATTATCCATTGCCATTTATTCATCACACCTCTTCGAATAGGTTTATGATTTCAGTTTGCCCCGATTCGGGGTTGCTTACATCATATTGATCAGTATTAGGTAAATCGAATTCCTCGTTAAGACGGGTCATGTCAGGTTCAGTATTAACATAATTTAATCCAGTTTCCTTCTTAATCAATAATGCAATACTGTCTTGTATAGTAGTGTTCTCACTATCTACTACACCAGAATCCATTAATGGTTTTAATATGCTGAATAGTTTTTCTAAATCTCCAGTACTGAACTTATCAAAACTAAAAGTCGGTGCTAAATCTATACTTCCGAAGTTGAATTCAACAATAGGGTTGATTGCTTGTTTCTGAATACAATTAGCGATTTCTTCTAATATTCCATCGAAGATTAATTGACTGAATTCTAATTGGCTGTTGGTTCTGGCGTATGATCCAACTGCATTAGTAGTACCCAGAATCAAATCTCCAATGTAGAATCTTTTCACGATTTGATTGTCTAGGTAACTGAATGTGTTGAAAAAGGTTTCACCATGATGGTTGGATTCCAGGACATTGACTTCATCTGTTAATCCAACTGTCATTCCTAATGTTCCGTCTTGCATGTCTTCAAAAGCGGATAGCATTTCATCACGTGATGCAGGGTTGTCTGTTTTACCCACTAATGAGGGTAGGCTATGTCTTTCAAGGAATGTTAATAACCAATTGGTGGTATTCATTTTGTATTCTACAATGTCTTTCACATCTAGTAGTATTCCATGACCATAATCACTGTCATTATCACCGAAAGTGTATTTTAAACATTTGTGTATGGGTATGTCAACTTCTTCGTTGTTATATTCTTGGTGTATGCTTATTAGTTCACCGTCATCATTATAAACGAATGGTTTGTTCTGTAATGTTTTAATGGAAACTGGTATACTGTTTTTCCATACTAGTTTACCATCAGTGTTGACGTTGAATATCATTTCTTCGATGTGGAATCCCCATGGTAAAGCTTCTATCATTCTTTTAACTACTTCTTGTAGTTCGGTTTCCATGTTGAATAGCATTTCGGTTATGAATTCATTAACGCCTATCGTGTCTTGTTCGTTGGCTATTAGTACCCATTGCTTACTGCTGAGTAGGTATTTGAGTACGTCATAGGACATGGATACGGTAATGTCTTTCATTATTTCCATACCTGTGTTGTATCGTAGTATTGGCGTAGTTGTGCCGAGACTGTATCTGTTTAGTTTATATCTGTTATGTCCGGATACTACTGGAGGTATGGTTTCTTCTCCGAATAATCTGTTTTTTAAATCTGATAAAATACCCATAAAAATGAATCCTCCTATTTATTTGATTTTTGTTCTGTGTCTTGTTCCACTGCTTCGGATGAATCCTGCTCCTGTGGATTGTGATAAGTAATTGTAAGCGTAACTGCATGCGTCGACTATGTCGTCTCTTTTCATTAGTGGGAATCCTTTTAGTTCTTGTAGGAGTTCGCCACGTTGTGTGTCTGGTAAACAGATTATTACTTTGCCGTCTAGTATTGCTTCTTTGAATGCATATGCTCTGTCTACCTTGGATGTGATTGGTTTGCTTTGTGTGATGTTGTATCCGGTTAAGCGGTCTTTGTATACATCGAATAGTGCTTTACTTGCTCCGCCTGTTGTTCCGGTTTCTACGAGTATAGGTATGTTGGCGGTGTCGATTCTTGCGGTGGATTGTATGACATTGAATAAGTTTTCTCCGTATCTGCCGACTTGTAGTTCACGGATGATGTATTTGTCATCTCTTGTCCGACTCATTAGGATGCTGGCGGTTCGGTCGTTTGCTTCTCCTTTGGTTTCATCACTATAAGCACAATCATATGACCGGACAGTATTGTCCAGGACATAATCTTGTAGTTGAATGTCATCGATGAATGTTAGTTTGTCGATGTTGAAGAAATCCCCAGTTTCATCTAATGGCTTCTGTTGGTATAATGCTTGGAATAATCTGTCTCCAATTTCTTTCATTCTGCCTTTAAAAAAATCAACAGTGTACCGGTTATTCCAGATGCATGAACCATCTTCTCTTATGGCTTTTAGTTTAATGAATTTATAATCGTTAGGTTGGTTTTTTTCAAGGTATCCGATGACGTCGTTACTGGCCCATCTGGTCCCAAGTATAATAAGTTTACTATGAGGTTCTAAACGTTGTAGGATAATGGATTTAAACCATTCTATTTTTTTATCAAGTAATGTTGGTGTGCAATCACTAAAACCTTTAATAAGGTCATCACATATCAGTATATCTACATCTTGACCGGTTAATGTTCCACCAGTTCCCATTAGTTTTATGCTGCCATCGTATAGTTTACCATCTAATGTTTCGAACATGAAGAAACTGTTACTGTGTTTGGTGTCAGATAACTTGATGTTCTTCCATTCCAGTATCTCCTTGTAATCTATAAATAATTGTCTTAATCGTATACCAAAGTTTTCAGCTAATGTTTGTGTATTGTTAACAATAACAATGTTGGTATTTGGATTGTTGAATATTAACCAGAACGGATAACTTAAAGTAATTAAACTGGATTTAGCAGTTCTTGGTGGTTGAGATACACATAACCTGTTATAATAATCATCATTTAATGTTACATGCATTAGTATATCACTAACTTGTTTGACATGTTCGGCAGCGATACTATTTTTGACTGTGAGTTTACGATATATTTCGTAAGGTGTCAGGTACATAATGGATCACTGTTCTTTTAGTTCTGGTAGTGGTCTTGTTAATTGTTCTAGTAATTCGGTTCGAACATCTGCATTTATGTCTACTTGTTGTTTGGTTCCTACTAGTAGTTTTAAGGCTCCGAGTATGAATTGTACTTGCACATTTGGATTAGCAGATTCTAGTTCTAGGTTTTGTAGTGCTTTACTGGTTTTTTGTTCTAGTAGTGTTAGTAGTTCGTCTTCAGCATGTGATGGTGAAGCTTGTTTCTGTTCGGTTTTTATTTCACCAGTTTCGATTAGGTATTTTTGGTACTTCCTAACTGTATCATATGATATTGGGCATTCAGTTTCAGCTAGCCATTTAGCGATGTAGTATGCAGTTTTGCCTTTTTGTAAGTCTTTGTCAATATCTTCTTTGTAAGGGCAGTTGCATATTTTGGGAAACTTTTTGCATAGGTCTTCCATTTGATACCCCCCCTATTTGTTGTACGATTTATTAGATATTAACATTGTTATATTTTATGTAGTTCTTAGTTAGTTAGTTTATCCGTTGTTAGTTTCTTCTTGTTCTTCTGTATTGTTTTCTACTGGTGTAGTTTCGTTTGGTATTGTCTTGGTTAATGTGATTTTAATATCGTAAATGTTTTCGTTTAGTGTTAATGTGGATTCTAGTTCTGCGGTATTATTTGTTTCGCATTCGGTGATTAATGTGTTTATATTACCGTAGTCTAATCCTGTTCTTGTTTCTGTTATGTTGAGTACTCCGTTTATCCATTTTTGTATTTCATCAGACATAATATATCAAATCCTATTTTAGTGTAGTAAAAAATTAAAAATAAATGTTAATGCGGTGAAGAAAATAGTTATCACGCTGATTATTATGGTGAAACGATTTCTGTTGTCTTGTAGTGCTTGTTTGTTGGTTTCCAGTTCTGTTTCGATTGCTTTTAATCGTAGTTCTAGGTCGTTGTCGGCTTTGTTACTGGATAGTACTAACTTGTTAACATTATCGTTTAATCGGTCTATTTTCTTGTCCATTTCTTCGATTTTCATTTGTAGGTTGTCTATTTTTTCTTTTTTGAATTGTACTTCTTTTTCTAGTTCTGTTAGTTTCAGACTATGGTTGTTTAGCAATTCTTCGTGAAAACAGTTGTAGTTGGCTTCGGTCATTCTACCATCTCGTCATTAGTGTAGGTGTCTGGGTATTCTCCTGCTGGATCTATATCCCAGATAATATCCCATTGGTTATTGTTTGTCATCCTCATCATCTGGACCGTTGCCTAATGCTGTGATAGTGTTTGGGTTTCTGGCACTGATTATTGCCATGATTAATCCTACTATTGCTACCATTGCTGATACGAATATTTCTTGGTTGATTTCATAACCGTATTTTACGAGTATTGGTGCTATTAGCATGTATATAAATACAAATATTGTTGATAGGTTGTTTATGTCGTAATCCATTTTTATTGTCTCCTAAAAAAATAATTGTTTTTTTTATTTGTGATTGGCGTGGGTAGGAATCGAACCTACCAAATTAATAAGATAAAGAGAAAAATGTAAATGAAAGTTTTGTAGCTAATTTTGAAAGTTTTTTTATACCTGAATACGTAAAAGATATGATTAGTTTCCCTTTTTTGATAAAGAAAAAAATATAAACTGGTTTTTTATATTTTGGCTGGTAATATAATCTGATATCGAAAATTTTATCCATAAAATTTGAAGTGCAAAAATGTGTCTATTATGACGGTACCTACGTGTTTTTAAACCTTAATTTATTTTCCGAGA